TATTTTTTCAGGTAATCCATATCTAAATCTAACAAAATCACCATCTACCCATTCAGATTCAGCCCCTGATTCAGTGGCTTGTCTGTTAAATCCAGGCTTGAAATTTAATTTTTGTAGCATATAATGCTTTATATATTAATTATGAATATAATGAAAGAGAGAAATATGAGTAAAAATGATGTTTTAAAAGAAATTCATGAAAGATTATAATTTTAAATACTTAGGTAATTTAAATATTAAAAATATTAAAAAAAATGTTTTAGCTATACCAGAAGAAGAGTGGAATAAATTTGAGTTTAGACAAAAAACATATGAGGTTCATAAAAATACACATACTATTCCTTTGATCTTTGACATCGATTTTAGAAGCACAAATCCAACTTATTTAAGTAATAGTGAGTTATATAAAGAAGAATTAAATTATTTAAAAAATTTATTTTTAAATAAATTAGGTAATGGATTTATAATAAGAGCTATTTTAGTTAAGTTAAAAAATAAATCTTTAATAAATCCTCACATAGATTCAGGACATAGTTTAAGTATTTCTAATAGAATGCATATACCCATTATAACGAATGAAAAAGTTTTTTTTCAAGTTGGTGATGAAATTAAAATTTTTAAAGAAGGTGAAATATGGAAAATAAATAATACTGGTAAATCTCATTCTGTTGTAAATAATAGTAATGAGGACAGAGTACATTTAATAGTAGATTGGACAAAATAGCATAAAACCATGTTAATAAAAGCACAAGATTTAAAAGACATACAAGAAAATAAGGTTACCTTAGTTAAAAATTTTATTAATTTAGAGAGAAATTATGATTTTAATTTAATAAGTAACTTAATAGAAGAAAATGATCTTTCAATAAGTCAAAAAACAAATTTTGGTAATCTAAGAAATGTATTTCAAATATATAAAGTAAGTAATTGCTTACAAGAATTTAAAACATTTTTTGATTTTTTAACTAAATTATTTAAATATGAAAGAAATCTAAGAGATGAAGTAGATTTATTTTTTAGTCTAGTATCTCAGGTCGGTAATAGTCATGTAGATATAGAAGATGTTTTTATTATAGGGCTTAAAGGAAAAGTTATTTATAAGATTTTTAATTTCGAGAATCAAGATTATAGTATTGAACAAGGTGATATGATTTTTATACCTAAAGGTATAAAACATAAAGTAATAGGAATAAATCCTAGAATTGTTGCGTCTATCGGATTTTATGGAAATCGTTTTAAAAAATGAGAAAAACATTAGGAGTAAATATTTCACATAATGTTTCTTTTGCATATTTTGAAAATGATGTTTTAAAAGAATATTATGAAGAAGACAGGTTTAATAAAATTAAAAATTTTATGCCTCTACGACCCTATCTTAAAAAATATAATTACATTGCTTTAAAAAAATTTAAAAATATTTTTTTTGATTCTATTGTTTTTTGTTCATTAGATAGAGGACATGAGGAAATTGATAAATCTTTTATGGAAGATGTTTTAAAAGATCTTAAATATAAAAACGCAAAATTTTATTATCATCAACATCATATTTTTCATGCTGTATCTGGATTTTATTTCAGTAACTTTAAAGATGCTTTAGCACTTATTTCAGATGGTGGTGGAGAATATTTACAAAACTCTGTAGATTTAAAAGCGTTTGAATCCATTTATTATATAAATAATGAGAGAATAAAAACATTCTATCAACATTACTCCAATGCAACAAATGATTTTTTTAATATTTTCAATAAAGCTCCTGTAGATAAAATTTTCAATAATTGGGTTAATAAAAATTATGATTTTAGACTTAGTAATAAATTAAATGGTGGTGCAAGATATACAAAATATACATATGAAGCTGGATTTAAAGAAGGTGAAGAAGGACAATTAATGGGTATAGCTGCGTATAAAAACAAGAATACAGATTTAGATAAAAATGTTTTAGAAATAGCTAACAAAGCTCAAGATGAAACTCTACAGGAAAAGATTGAATTAATTGAAAAAGCACAGACTTACAGTGATTGTAAAAATATAATACTATCTGGAGGATACCATTTAAACTGTTCTAATAATTTTAAATTAGTAAAACATTTTCCTAAATTAAATATTTTTGTAGATCCAATATCTTATGATGGAGGAACTGCAGTAGGTGTAGCATATTATCATGAAAAAAATTTTAAAAACTAAAGAAGAAGCAGTAGAAAAAATATTAAACCAAGAGTTGGTTGCTATATTTCAAAGTCACTCTGAATGGGGTGCACGTGCTTTAGGTAATCGTTCTATGTTGTTTGATCCAAGAAACAAAAATGCACAAAAAATAATAAATAAAATAAAAGGTAGACAATGGTGGAGACCTACTGCTGCTACAATTCTTTATGAACATAGAAATGATTATTTAGATATGTGTGGATTAGAGGAGTCACCACACATGACATTTGCAATTGATGCTAAACAAAAAGCAATAGATGAGGTACCTGCATGCGTACACGCTGATAATACTTGTAGATTTCAAACTTTAAAACGTGAACAAAATCCTAATTATTATGATCTTATAAATTTATTTTATAATAAAACAGGGGTTCCTATATTACTTAACACTTCTTTTAATTTAAAAGGTTATCCAATTGTTGAAACTTTTGACGATGCCTTACTGACTTTACAAAACAGTGATATAAAGTATATCTATAAACCATGAGTAGTATAGGTAAAATAGAAGATTGCATGCTTAGAATTAATGGTTTGGTTCCTAAAGATGTATGTAATTATTTTATAGAAATATTTGAAAAATATCCGGAGCTACATCAAATAGAAGGAAGCTACAAATATAAAACTCAAAAACGAGAAAACGACAATTTTAAAAATATTAATCTTTCTGCACTAGAAAAAATAAATAGTTCTTTTAAAGAACCTCATGATTTAGCTAAAAAATTTATATCTATAATGATAACAAATTATGTTTTTCACGTACAAAAAAACATTTGCCCTTCTTTTAGTAATCAATTTTTTACAACAACAAATAATATTAGAATTTTAAGATACAGAGTTGGTGAATCCATAAAAGATCACAGTGATGTAGGACCTAACATACGAGCTTCTTGTACTTTAAATTTAAATGAAGATTATAAAGGAGGAGAGTTTAGATTTTTTGATGGTCGAAAAAAAGAAACATTTAAAACAGGAGATGGTATGATATTTCCGGCTGAACCTATCTGGGTACATGGTACAGAGCCGGTAATTAAAGGTACACGTTATTCAATTAATTGTTTTTTACATTCATGAAAATAATATTAATTATGGGTCTTCCAGGATCTGGCAAAACAACTTTAGCAAATGAAATTGCCCCATCACTAAATGCTAAAAGACTTAATGCTGATGAAGTTAGAAAAGAAGCAAATGATTGGGATTTTTCAGAAGAAGGCAGAACAAGACAAGCAAGTAGAATGGCAGATTTTGCAAAAAAATTAAAAGATGAAAGTAATTTTGTTATTGCAGACTTTGTTTGCCCAACGCCTGAAGCAAGAAGTTTATTTCCTGCAGATTATATAGTTTGGGTAAATACAATAAAAGAAGGACGTTTTGACGATACTAACAAGATGTTTGTAAAGCCTGAAAAATTTGATTGTCAGGTTACAACTCAAGATGCTAAACATTGGGCACCAATAATAATAAAGGAGATCAAATAATGAAATTAAATTATTCAATACCAGGTAAGATTTGGTGGATAAATAATTTTTTAGATTATCGTATGTATAAAGGTATTCATGATGCAATTATTAAAGAAAGAAATAAAATAAATCTACACAGCGTAGAAAATTTATGGAATGATAATTTAATTAAAAATATTCTACCTCCAATGAGAACACAGGTAGGTAATTATAAACCTTTTGAACATTTAAAAACTTTAGTTAAACACAATCCTTATTTTCAAATGAACGATGTAAAAGAAATGTCAACTACAATTCATTACATGAAAAAAGGGACAGGTGTTAACTGGCATGAAGATGAAAGTTGGAAGTACGGAGCAACCTTTTATATAAACAACAAATGGCAAAAAGAATGGGGAGGTGAATTCATGTTTAAAGATAATACTAATCACGGTTGGATACCTCCTGTAGGTAATTCTTTAATAATAGTCAAAGCTCCTATTTCTCACAAAGTTAACACTATTATTAATCCAATAATGCCTAGAATTTCTATACAAATGTTTATGAAGTAGGATATAAGTTTTTATGGTGAAAGAAAATAATAAAAATGAATTTTAGATTTGCAGAATTAGTTGAAACTAAAGAGTTTCAATATGTAAGAATTCATAAAAATGGTAATAAAAGTGTTATGAACTGTATATTGGATACTTATAAAGATAATATTCAGTATACATTTGGTTTATCCAAAAAACCAAGATTTTGTATTATACGAGATCCTTATGAAAGATTTTTATCAGGTTTAAAATATGATTTGTTAATGAACAATGTAGATATAAAAGATGTTAATATTAAAAAATTATTTACATCTAATGAAAATCATTTAAGAAATACTTTAAATGGCAGAATAAATCATAGTGCCTCACAAATTCCTTACATAATTAACTATCAAATAGATTATTACGTAGACATAGATGATTTAAATTTATTTTTAAAAATGCATTTTAACAAAACGAAGCATTTAGAAGTTTTTCCAAAAGACTCAAAGTATAATGATATTGAAAAACATATAGATAAAACAGAGGTTATGAAATATTTACATTTTGATTATTATGTATATAATCATATAAAAAACTCTCCATTTTTATGGGATTGGCAACATGGAAAGATATTTTAAATGAATGAAAAAACAGTTAACATAGATAATTTTATAGGGGTTTATGAAAATTACATTACTGAAGAGGAATGTAAAAAAGCTATTAAATTATACGAAGATCAAAATAAATTTAATAATACGGTAAATAGAATAGGTTTTGAAAAAGCATCTATATTATCAAAACAAGATCAACAATTTTTTGCAGCAAGTAATAATTTAGATGTATGGTGGGAAGAATTAAAACCCATGATGTTTAATTTTGATATAGCCTTAAAGCATTATATTAAAAATACCGGAGCAAATGATGCTTATGGTGTTCCATTTCATTTCACAAGTTTAAAGATTCAAAAAACTTTACCTACAGAGGGGTATCATGTTTGGCACGTGGAACATGGGAAAGGTTTTGATAATGAAGCCAGAGCTTTAGTTTTTTCTATATATCTAAATGATGTAGAAGATGGAGGAGAAACAGAATTCTTACATTTTTCAAAAAGAGTAAAACCTAAAACAGGGAGAATAGTTATATGGCCTGCAGGATTTCCCTATGTTCACAGAGGCAATCCTCCTCTATCTGGTGAAAAATATATTTTAACTTCTTGGATGATGTTAAGATGATGGATTCATTATCTTTACAGATTAAAGATAACTTTTTTACAGAAAAAGAATATAATATTTTAGTAGATAATTTAAATAAAATACCTTTATCTCCTATGTCAAATAAAGAGGGTGTTTATAGTTTTGGTTTTAAGTTTAATAAAACCAAAAATAATAATTGGTTGTTTGATAAAATAAAAAACAATTTTTTTTCAGATAAAAAATTAAAGGCTTGTGCAGCTAGATTTGATTTAAGACATAATAAAAAACAAATAAAACCTCACTTAGATAATATTCCTAAATATAATTGCATAGTATATTTAAAGGGAGAACCTTTAACTTATAATGGAACTGGGTTTTATAATAAAGGTAATTTAAATACCTACGTTGGATTTGTGGAAAATAGAGCTTTATTTTTTAATGGTCGTGATGTTTATCACACTGATTTACAGGCTTTAGGACCAAGTTCTCCTAGATACTCATTAACTATTTTCTATGTTGAAGAATAAGAAGTAGGTCTAGCGCCTAATCTTGTAATTTTTTCTGCTTCAGTTTCAGTAGAAACTACATTTCCATCTCGATCATAAGTCACGATTGGACCATCTGCATCCCAATCAGCTTGTAATTTGGCTAAGTGTGCTGCGTCCCATCTATTAATAAATTGAGTAACATCACCTAATACAGAAGAATCATAATCAGAATGTGGAGTTGTATCTTTATACTCTACTGCATCTGTTGAAACAGAAGTTCCATGTTGAATAGCCCAGATATTTGAAAATTTAGATTGATTCCAAAAAGCATCATCATTAATTTCATAACCCGTGCCTGCTTCAGGACCATTATTTTTAACAATTGCTTTGTCTTGAAATACTATTGTCCAGTTTGAGTTAGTTGTCATATTTTCTCCTAAGTTTTAATTATGTATATAACTGTTAAATAAGGTTGTAAAACTGAAGTTGCATCGCCTGCAAAATTTGCACTCATATTGTGAGAGTGAGCTGACCCTGAACCTTGATTTCCAGTGTTACCATTACCCCCTGTTGTAAAGCTTGGATAAGTTGGGTATTGTGGAGCTCTATGAGTAGGACCAGCTATTCCACTACTGTGAGAGTGAGAAGCAAGTTGTGCAGTTGACAATGTAGCATTAGCTGTTGAACCACCAATGTTTCCTGTAGCTGCTACAGTATTTGCTCCACCTGTTGAACCTAAGGCTTTGTTATTAGATTTTCCAACTGGTGTATTGTCTTGTAAATCAGGTGTATTGAAAGTAGTTGAACCATCACCTGCACCATAAGTCGTACCTACGATTGCAAATAATGCAGAATAAGTCGATCTTGAAACTGCTGTACCATTACATTCTAAAAATCCAGATGGAACTGATGCTGAAGACCATGGAACAATCGTTGCTGTAGGAATACCTTCTATACCTGTAAGGTTTGCTCCATCAAAATCATATTTAGTTGCTTCGTAATTTGCCATATTATTTCTCCGTGTATGTCCATCCTGTTGTAGCGTCTCCAGAATATACTAATCCAAAAGCTGCACCTTGTGTATTAACAACAAGATCTGCCGCTGAGTTAGCTATATTAGAAGAGTTTCTACCAACAGTCAATGCGTTAGTGTTGAAATCATAACCTTGGTCTACAAAATTTACCGTATCCCCCGTAGCAGGTGATGCGGGCAGAGTTATAGTTACTGCTCCACCATTTGTATTTACTAAAATTTGTGCTCCAGCTTGAACTGTTTCTGCACTAGAGATTGCTCTCCATTTTCTTAGTTCTGAAGATTTATAAACATTAGTTCCATCTGACCATAACGTGTAAGAATGACCTTCACATAAAAGAACACCTGTACCCGATGTAGTTTTAAAAGTTAAAGTATTTCCTGCATGATCACATGCGTTTTCAATGATGTATGTTTTTTCAATTGAATCTGGAATAGTTACATTAAGGTTTCCTGCTAAAGTACCTGTTAATTTAATAACTTCATTTTTACCATTTGATACAACTCCGTTTGAAAAAGTTAAAGCTCTACTGGCATTGGTTACGTTAAAAGCATCGTATCCACCAATTGCTTGTTCTAAAATTAATAAGTTTGTATTTGTGATTGCGCCCCAAGTTCCAGAGTTTTCACCTGTTGCTTGTACTGTGAGTTTTAAACTTGCTGATGTTGAGTTAGCCATATTTTAATTCCTTATACTATATATTTTATAAAATTAAAGAGTTAGTGTCAAACTCTTTATGCAGCGACTTCCACCCAACCAGGAGGATCTGTAGGTGCTGAACCTGTCGGAACGCTGTTCCAAATTAGAGCATTAGCACTATTTAAGTTCATAGTCAAGGCTAATCCAGTTAGTGCTACATCTACGTGAATCACTACACTAGGAGAAGCTAACTGATTATTCATAGAAATACCTGTAACATCTACAGGAGTATTTAAATCAACGGCCACAGAACCTAGGTTAACGGACATTGCTATTCCAGTAACATCTTGTGGAACATCTCCAGTCATGCCTAATTGACCTAAAGCACCAATCATGAAATTACCTGTAATCATTGCATCAGGTGCAGGATCTACTACTCCTAAAGTCAATTGAGCCACGTTTAAAGTATTAGCAGTTACAGTTGCACCACCACTAATTTCTGTAGGAGTTCCTACAGCCGCAGTCATAGCTATTCCAGATACATCTACATTTGCATATTGACCTTCAACCCCCCAAGCATTACTGCTCCAGAATTGTCTGCCCCAACCTGTTTGGTTAAATGCTTCTATTGTACCTAAAGCCATGTTGGCTTGATTACCTGTAGCCATAGCGTCAGGACCAGCATCTGCTGTTCCTAAAACATTGGTCATGGCAATACCATCTTGAAAAACAGTAGTTGCAATATCGATTGATACATCTCCAACAACGGCAGTCATTGGAATTCCACTTGGAATTGGAAGTACGTCTATTTGAGTTGTTGCGGTTCCTAAATTAATAGTTGTTGCATCACCTTCAGCAATTAAAGTACCTTGGATACCCCAAGCCTGAACACCCCATTCGAGTCTACCCCAACCTGCATTAATTTCACCTGCAGTGGTTTCGTCTCCTAAAGAATTGGTAAGTGCTATTCCAGTTAACTGTATAGTAGGGTTAGCGTTGTCTCCCCATTGGTTGTTACTCCAAGGGCCGGTGTTCCAAGTTCCTGATGGCATAGGAGGCTACCTCCTAGTTAACCAGAGATTCTTAAAATCGCTGCTGTTGATGTAGCTGCTGGGAATTGAATTGTAAAAACACCTGATGTAGCTGTTTTATCTGAACCAAAATCTAGAACACATACTGCAGCATTAGT